CGCGGGCGCAAGCTGCCTGAGCCCCCGAGAGACCGGGTTACCGCCCCCAGTGGGCCCGAAGGGCAGGATGCCCAGATGGCGGGCCACCTCGGCCTGAGAAGGCTTGTCCTTGACCCACTCGTTCACCGGGATCTGCACGATCGGGCCGACGCCCGGATTGAACCAGGGATCGCCCTGCGTGACCATGTTGAGGCTGTTCTGCGACAGGGTCATGTTCCCGCTGGAACGCTCGACGCCGAAGGCGACGCCGAGCGGCGAGTTGACGAACCACTTCGGCATGCGGGCCACGATGAAGCGGTCGCTCTTCGAAGCCAGCTTCTTCACGGCCTTGTTCGTCTTCGGGTCGATCGTCCAGACCGTGCCGTCGGGGAGGATCGTGTTGCCGTCCTGATCCTGCATGTGCCCCGTGTACGCGGGCGCGTTGTAGAAGTTCGCCGCGTACCCCAGCACCTCGGGCTTGTCCGCGATGACGCGGCCCCAGCGTTGGAAGGACTCCGCCGTGGCGGCAAAGAAGGGGCTCATGAAGCGCAGCGCCGCCGCGGCATCGCTCTTGTGAGAGATGTCGAAAACCAGGCGCTTCATGTCCCGCTCAGCAAGCCGGCGGGCCGTCTCCGTGGCCCGCTCGATGTCCCCGACCGTCTTCGTCTCCGCGCCCTGCTTGGCGCGCTGAGCCACGATCGTCTTCAGATGACCCTCGTAGAGCTGATTGAACAGCGGATGGCGGGACAGCCGCTGAGCGGGCAGGTTGTTGGCCACGTCATAGAACCGCTGCATGATGCGGTCCATGGCCCGCATGTGCGCCAGCGGATTGCGACCCACGTTGGCCATGTGCACCGTGGGCCGGTGCAGTGGGTTCGGCACCGCATCCTGCAGGAACTCCGGCGACACGCCCTCCGGCGTGAGGGCCTGCATGCGGATCTCCGGCAGCGGCAGGTAATCATCAATCTCGTAGCGGTAGCGCTTGACCATGTCTTCAGGCGCCATCGTCTTCAAGCCCAAGCGCTTCCAGTACTGCTTGCCCGCCGGGTCAACCTTCAGCCACTTGACCGCCTGTTCGTCCGTGGCCCCGGCGATCATCATCCGCTGTAGCCGGTCGCCCGCAATCTGCGCATTGATCGCATGCGTCCACGCATCCGCGTGCTTCACCGGGTCATCGATGGCGTCGATGGGTCGGGCGCCATTGTCGAAGGACCGGATCAGGTTCTGGTGCATCATCTGCTTGGCCGTGGCGAACAACTGCGTGTACGCCTCCGTCCCGCTGATGCGCTGCATGGCGTAGTCGCCACGCTGGCCGCCGAACGCGGCCGGGAAGACCACGCCGTCAATCTCGACAGCGCCCGCGCCCTGAAAGACCTTCTTCTGCTTCTGCGCCGCCTCCAGGGCCGCGTCCCGGGAGAGGTTGCGGTAGTACTCCAGCATCCCGGCCCGCAGCTCCATGTCCCGGAGCTGCATGGTCTTACCGGGCCAGACCGAGCTGGCCTGTCGGGCTCGTGTCCGGATCAGCTCGTTGCGCCTGGACTGTACAAACCGCTCCGTAGCGCGACGCTGCGCCTCCGTGGCGTCCGCGGGAAGGTTGCTCAAGCGCAGCTCGGCCTTGCCGAGCCGGTTCTCCGCCATGAGGGCGTCCCGCTCGCGCGTGCGGCGCTCTGCCTCGATACGCCCGCCGGACTTCTTCATGTCCGCCTGCAACAGGTCCAGCTCGTCCTGCGCGTAACGGGCGGACTCCAGGTACATCTGCTCCTTCAGCTCATTGAACTTCCGCTCCTCGCGGTGCGCGAGGTTGGTCGCGGCGTTCTTGATCCCATAGCCCACTCGCAGAGCCATGGCGGCGGTGCCGAGACGGGCCCACTGGCTGGCCAGGTCATCGCCCATCGCACGGGCGATGTAGCCGATGCGGAACAGGGTGGTGAACTTCCAGAGGTGGTTCAGGTACTCGCCGGCCGACAGGATCCAGTCCGGGTTACCCGCGTGGGACTCACGGATTGCCCGCAGGGCGGAGGCGTGCCGGGCCATGACCTTGTTGAACTCGTTCAAGTCCGGCATGATGTGCGAGTTCATGATCCGCGAGACCGTATGCGGATGGACCTTGATGCCGCCTTCGGCCTCGAAGGTGTCCACGCGCAGCGGCGAGCCGTCCTCCGCCGCGCCCGCCATCTTCGAGGCAGTGAACTGCTGCATGTCGTCGATCTGGCCCAGCAGCTTCAGCCGCTGGGCCTCGTAGATCTCGCGTCCCGCCTCAGGGGTAAGCCCGTACTTCTTGGCGATCTTTGCCGCACCTATGCGGTTGACGCTGTCGAGTAGCTCCCTGCGTTCGCCCTCGGATGTCGTCTTCAGGTACTGGTTCAGGATCTCCTGCCGCGTCTCCGCGGTCACGCCCGGGATGCGGGCGAGCTGCCCACGCAGCTCCGCCATGTTGGCGGCCTCGAAGGCCGTGCCCTGGTCAATGGACATGTACCCGTTGGGGCGGTGATTGGCCAGCATCCGCACCAACGTCACCGGCGTGGTGAAGAAGTCCCCCACGCCCCACAGCCTGGTTTTCACGAAACCGGACGTGACATCCCGGCCGGCTATCCGGCCCGTCGCCGGATCGATGCGGCCAACGGCCGGGGTCGTGGTGACGTCGAGCCGCCGGGCGTTCAGGCGACTACGCGCCGGGCCCGCCAGGTACTCGTTCTGCGCCGCTGTGCGCTGTTCGGCACGGGCGAAGCTCCAGCGCGAGAGATGGATCTGATCGATCTCGTCCGCGATGCCGGGATGGATGAGCTTGCCCGTCCCGTCATACGAGCCCACGATCTGCTCATAGCGCTGCACCATCGCCGTATCGGCGCTGATGGCCTCATTCAGCCGAGCCATCTGGCCCTGGGCCAGGGCCCTGAGCCCTGGGTCCCAACTGGCCCCATGAAGGGCGTACGAGAGGTCAATGTCCGCCAGGCGCGCACTGTCCGCCTCGATACGCTGACGCGCCAGCACGTTACGGCTCATCAGCTCTTCCTGAGCCCGCACGTCACCCATGCCGGTGCGAATGAACAGCTGCCGCTCCTCCGGCCCCTTCAAGACAGCGTTGATGGCCCCGAGCTTTGGGCCCAGCGTCTTCATGGCGAAGTCGGTGTTATTGACCAACTGCGGGTTGTCGGCGTTCTTCTCCAGGAAGTCCATCAGCTGGCCCATCCGGGAGGAGTTCACCAGCTGGTCAATGCGCTCCTGAGACCAGCCGCCCTTAGGGCGGACCTTGACAGTGGTGGCCGCACGGGTGGCTCCGGCAGCCTTGCCGGTGAGAACCAGCGGATCGGCGAACCAGGCCAAAGCGAAGTCCCCTACGCCCGTGCCGTACTTGTAGAGGGCGGACTTGTCCCTCAGCTGCTGGACGTAGCGGTTGCCCACCGCGGGCATACCCGCCTGCTTCAGCAGGTCCTGCTGCTGGTCCTTGGACAGGTCCTTCCACTCCGGCGGCAGGTAGGCCTCCGGCGGGGTGTAGTACTCCAGCGGTGAGTTCACCGCCTTCTCGGCCTCGGACTTGTCCAGCGCGATGGCCTGCGTCGGGGAAATGTGGTTCGCCGCCCGCCAGGCGCGCGACCACTCAGCCGCCGAGAAGTACTTGCCACTGAAGCCGATGGGGTCGTCGTCGCTACGTCGCCCCAGCTTGCCCATCAGGGCCGCGGTGGAGAGAGGCTGCGAAATGACGTTATCGCGAACGTAGTTCAGGGCCAGGACGAATGACTCTGTGGAGTGGCTGACGTACTGCCCCAGAGCCGTGTTACGGGAGTCGTCGGGGGCGGCGACGTTCTTGTTGCCCTTCCAATCCGTCTCCGTGTGGAAGGGGTTGATATAGCGGTCAAGCGAGTTGACGGCGTTCGCCGTACTGTCGAGCGCGTCAGTGAACCAGTTACCCACGGCTCACCCCAGACCCTCGAACGAAGCCTGCTCCTCGGGGTGTAGGTCGATAACCGCGGACGTACCGATCATCGAAGCGGCAAGGCCGTAGCCGGCCAGCCCTGCGGGCGGCCCGTACAGGGCCATATCCACAGCCAGAGGCGCAGCGTGTGGCATGGCCGCGAAGTACGCGCCCATCTCTTCCAGCGTCTCCATCAGCCCGCCTGACTCTTCAAGAACCTCACCAGGTTGCGCGCCTCCTTCGAGGCGCCCGGGACGTTGGCCATGCGCTCCAGTGCGGGGAGCCATGTCACCAGCCGCTCCATATCTGCATCCCGCGCGGGCGGCAGGTTCAGCGCCTCCATGCCCGGCCCGGCGCCCGCGGCGGCGCCGGCCGTGACCGGCGTACCCGGCTCCGCGGTCGGCTCCCCGAAGCCCATCAGGCTGCTCAGGTCCGGCCCCTGCGGCATCGCGGGGGGCTGGTCGCCCCCGGCCGACTCCGCGAGTGGTGCGGCCTGCTGCAACTGTTGCAGCTCCTTGCGATCCCCGTAGGCGCCCCCAGAAGGGGTGCGAACCGGCTGCCCAGGCCCGCCGTCCGTACGGCGCGCAAGAGGACCCGGCCCACTGACGGGGGCCGGGTTCGCAGGCTGCCGGTAGCCGCCGGACGGCATGCCTCAGTGCGCCTTGTTGCTGTCGTTGCTGCCCGTGGTCGGGCGGCCCGGCTGCAGGCTGGTGCTGTTCCAGCCCGCGATGTTGCCGGTGGTGTCGTTGGCGCCACCGATCGAGTTGCCGCTGTTCTCGCCCGACATCGGCATCTGGGTGTTCGGGGACTCCATGCCGCCCTTCAGGTGCGCCATGGGCTGGCTGCCGGCCTCGTGGTACGGGTCGCCGCTGAATCCGTCGCTCACTTCTTGCTCCCTGTCTTGTGCTCGTCGCAGTACTTCGTGGGCCGCGGGCCCTTGCTGACCGCACGGGGATTCGTGCAGCCGTCCTTGATGCACTGGTCCTCGGGGCCTGGACCTGCGTTACGCAGGTCCAGGTCACTGACCTGCGTCTTCGCCGCCTGGGCGCACCCGATCCAATGGCCGTCGTCCCGGCCGCACTGTCGGCACGTCATGCCGGAACCTGCCTCTTCACTGATGCGGACGCCGTGGGACGCCCGGAGCTGGTGAGCCCGGCGAGCAGGCTCATAACGTCGGGCTTGCCGCCGGGGCCCATCTGGGCCTGGCCGGGCGCGATACCGCCCGGCATGCCGGTGGTCGGGTTGACCCCGAAGGGCACCCCGGGGCCCTGGCCCTCGTCAGGGCTACCCGGGGCACCAGGAGCGCCAGCCGCGGACGTGGGGGACGTCGGCTGGGGCTCCGGCTGGAACGCGGACAGGATCGCCTCATGCATGGGCATCTTGTCCCGCAAGTCGATGAGCTTGGCGGCGTTGGTGAGCAGCATCGTGGGGTCCATGCCCTGTTGGGCCATGATCCCGATGGAGGAGAGCAGGGCAAACACGCCCTGCTTGAGGGCGTCGGTGGTCTGCTCCTTGTCCACCTCGGCCTGGAGGGTCGTGACGTCGATATCCATCGGCAGCTGCCTCTGGACGAAGTCCCGGGACACGAGCTGGTCGCCGCGGAGCTGGAGAAGGAAGATCAGCGCCTGGTTCGGGTTCATGCCGCTGGCGAAGCCGTAGGAGACGGAGACGCGGTAGTTGCCGCCGATGTCCTTCGACGGCGTGTACGTCTCGGAGAACGGCGTGCCGTTGATGACGCCGCTGATGGTCTTGCGAGAGTCCGGCCAGAACTTCTCGTCCATCTCGAACGCGATCTCCAGCGCCTGCTCCAGAGCGTGGCCGATGACGAGCTGACCCGTGGCCACCTGGATGTCATAGCCACCATTGAGGGCGTCGACTCCACGGCCGGTGATGATCGAGGCGTCCACGTCGCCGGTCGCTGAAGCCGGCGTACGCGTGCCCTTCATGACCTCCTGCGCCAGCAGGGCATCCTGCTGCCAGGCGGCCTGCGGCATGTCCGTGCCCACGCGCCGGATCTTCTCCGGCGAGTTGGTTCGGATCACGGCATCGTCCCCGAAGGGGATCTTCTGCACGTCCGTCGGGATCGCCAGCGGCGCCCGCACGGTCTGCTGCGTGGCCTGGAGGCCCAGCATCGCCATGCGGTTGCGGGCGAGCATCGGCCACACGATGTCATCGAACTGCCCGCGGTCCTGCTCGTCCCAGGTGGGCTTGCGAGCGATGGCCACCGGAACCTTGCCGAAGTGATTCGGCATGTCCATCAGAACGAGGTTCTTGCGCTCCGGCATGTAGAGCACGTAGCTCTGCGCGTCGCAGAACTTAACCAGCTCCAGCTCCGTATCCCCGGTGACCTGCCGCCCGAAGGGCTGGTCGCGGCCGAGGATCACGTCCGCATAGTCCGGGAACTTCGCCGCGATGCGGCGCGCGGACTCGCGCCAGACGCGGGTGTACGAGCGGACCTTCCCGGCGAGGTCGAACTCCGGATAGGCCTTCATCCCGCTCTCAAGGCGAATGCGGGGACGACCCTCCTTGAAGTCGGGCTCCACAACGAAGGCCGTCGACCCGTACATGAGGTACCAGTCGCAGCCCTCCGGCATCCTCGCCTTCAGGTTGCTGTCGATCACGTAGGAATAGGCGATCTTGGTGCGCTTGGCTACGAACTTCTTGGCCCGCTCCGAGGACATGACGCCAGAGGCGCAGTTGATCGACGGCAGCGGCGCCAGGTTCTCGGCGAGCTGCCGGGCCGCGGTGTCAATGACGTTGGCCGTGATCGGCCGCGGCCACGCGTCCGGCATCGAGCCCGGGGCAATGTTGTCGATCTTCTGCGCGCGGGCGTCGTAGACCGTCTGGTGACGCGCGTCCCGCTCCTGGGCGTCACGGCGCAGAGCGTCTACGCGCCGGGCTATCTGCTCAATGTCCGCCATGACCACCTCCTGCGAAACGAAGGGTACCCCGTTACTTGACCTTTGTTTCCAAGGTTGCTACGCGCTTTTCCAGAGCGGCCACCCGCTGCTCCAGCGTCAGCGCCGGGGCAGGCGGCGGGGTGGGGGCGACGAGCTTCCATGCGCCGGCCTTCACGGCCAAGCAGGCCTTCACGTAGCCGCGCATCTTGACCATGTCGACGGCAGCGCCCCGCGGGTCGTTCTTCCAGTCGGACCACTCCAGGTGTCCGATCGCGGACTTCGGACCCCACTTGTGGGCGCGGCAGATGGCTGCGGAGGCCTTCGCCATCGCCTGAACCTGCGCGTCCGGCCACGGGTCCTTGCCGTCCCCGAGGTTCACGCACTCGAAGCCGTAGAAGTGGCTGTTGCCGTCCACGGCGCCCGAGCTGCCCTGGTGCTCGTGCGTAGCCGGCGGACGGTCGCCGTAGTTCTCTTCGACCACCGCGGCCAGGACCCGCGGGTCGCCGCCTCCGGCGTGGTTGGCCCGGCCGTTGCCGACCAGCCAGACCTCACCCTTCTTGTCGATGACGCCGTGGCACAGCGGCCCCGGCAAGTCAGAGCTGCCGTTGTAGCAGTAATCCACCATGCCGTTGATCCCGGCGGTGTGGTGCAGCATCACGCCATTCATGGGGCCCCAGGCCCCGCGGCTGTTGCGGTTGTGATGGCGCCAGTCGCGCACCTCGTGGACGACCAGCCCTTCGGCCTTAAGGGCGGCCACGAGCTGATCCGCGGTCAGAGGGGTTGCCACGTCGGTACTCCTTCAGAAGCGGAGGGAGCCGTCCCAGGCCCCCGCGCCCTGCTGCTGCAGGGCGAAGTCAATGTCGACGACCATCTGTCCCGCGGCGTCGCGCTCCGAGGTGAACTCGGAGTTGTTCACGTGCCAACCGGAGTAGTCGGAAACCATCAGCTCCCGGCAGCGGATCTCCGCGAACCACATGGCCATCACGGTGTCCGTGAGGCCCTTGGTCTCCGGGAACCAGGAGCACAACTGCTCGATCAGGGCCCGTACGCCCTCGGACTGCGTCTGCGACGGCAGCCGGATCAGGTTCCGGCCGGTCGCCCAACCCTCGAAGAGTGGCGCCATGGAGGCAACGCCGAAGTCGGCGTCCCACTTGTTGGAGTTGGTGTGGTGCGGGTTGATCAGGCAGCCGCGGGCGGCAAGAGCGGAGCGGATCAGCTGGTCCTGGACGATGGACGCCTGATAGGCGTTCTTCTCCACGCGCCATTCGCTGATCGAGTACCGCTCCGTCAGGCGGTCGATCTCCGAGCGCATCTCATGCGGCGGCATGCCGCGGCGGTTGACCACATCCAGCACCCACCGCACCCCGGTGCGGCGGTCCAGCCCCATCACCA